CCACACTATAAAAAAAACCCCAGCCACTCCATACGGAGTGGCTGTTTTGTGTGGTTAGTTCTTTTTCGGCGGGAGTCTTGTAATGAACAATTTATTTGAATCATCATCAAAATTATTCTGGCAGTTGTCGCTTATCGCATCATGATATATTCTGTTTGCAACGATATCAGCGGCCCTTACCAAAATCACATTTGCAGAATTGCAGAACTCTAATGAGACAGTTTGCACATCCGGGAATAGTGGTGGAAAAAACTTTGAAAAGTCCCGTGCAAACATACCTCTCTTGAATTCCTCTTCAAGAGATTCCCTTAATTCATAAAAACCATTTGTGGAAGTGGAGTGTTCATCAGCGAAGAAATACATATTCTCTACGGCTTTCTGATCGACCCGCCCACGCCTGATGAGTTCCTCAAGAAGTCGTTTCACGCCGATTTTGAACACATAATCAAGATATCGCTGCTTCGACTTCTTGTCCTTCATTATCTCATCTTGGACGGTCTGCTGGTCTACGACAACACCGAATTTATAAAATCCATTCAATGAACGATACAATTTCCGCTTTTCTTTTGCTATGATCGTTGACGCCTTTATTTCGACATTCCCGTAATCTCCAGAATTCCTGACAATCCTCTCTGCAGCGTGGTATTTCCTCGATGCGATGTCTTTTTCGTCTTTTGACAAAAATACGAGCCCACCAAATGCGAATATGTCATTGTGTGCCTTGTCTAAAACACCGGACTCATCCGAGTAGACGAATATGTTCATAATTCGACACCTCATACGAAAAAAGCCGCCCGAAGGCGGCTTCCCCGTGGCCGACGATATTACATATCGCTTAAACGTCAATTCGGTTTCACGGGTATACAGTGCATTTCTGCCTGCATCCACAGTATATGTTTTACCAAGGAAATTGTCAATAGCTTCGGAAAAATTTAATATTCAAGAGCCGCCCTATCCGGGCGGCTCTGTTGCATGTTCCCGCAGTACATTCACGCACCGCGCTATGATCTTCTTGACGCCGTTTACGCTCAGGCCCTCGCGCTCGGCGATGCGCTCATGGCTCCAATCGTCAAGAATCTTCCGTTTCAGGATTCCCCGGTATCGCTCCGAAAGAATCCATTCGTCGATCAAATGCTCCCAATCGCTGCGGCTCAGACTCGGCAGCCCCCGCAGCATACGCCCTCCTTACTTCGTGTCCAGCACGGCGATATTGCCCTTATTGGATACCTTCAGACCCAGCGCGGCGGCGATATCGCGCACCTTTACATAGTTCGTGCCGTTTTTCAGGATGCGTTCGACGGCGACCTCCTTGCCATCCACGATCATTTTTGACTTTTCTACCACTTCGTCCTCAAACCTTTCCAAGAATTTTTTCCACTGCTCGTTGCAAGTGGTGTGATAGTAGGTGTTCATGTCCGTGCCGACGAACGGGCGCGGGCAGAACTTCCCGGACACGTCGTAGTGCCGGATGATGTGATCCGCCGGAATGTTGTGCTCCTGCATGAGCTTGCGGATGAGCCACTCGGCATTGTCCAGCACCTTTTTTTCAAAGAACCAGTCTGTGTCGTAGGCTCCCATGCGCTTCGGATTGACCTTCTTCGGTCTCAGCTCCACGCCGATAGAGTTCCAGTTCCGGCACTCCGGATGCAGCGTACCGTCTCCGCAGTGCCATGCCACATCCGTATCCCTTACGCATCGGTAAATGATATCGCCCTCGTCCACGGCATAGTGGGCGCTGGCTCTGGCCTGCGGGTTTTTGAACCACTCGGCCACGCTGGCCGCAGAGCCGAGCGCACCGAAGTAGTGTACGACGATCCATTTCGGCGTGCAGCCGCCCGCTCGATGGTTGAACGGCGTGAGCGCGTCCTTAATTACCGGCATTGTTTGCGCCTCCATCCACTGCGTCCTGCACCTTCTGGCTCTGCGTGCCGAAGTAGAACGCGATAATGACCGCGTAGATGGTCATGAAGTCCTGCGAGATCTTGCCACCGACCGCCATGTAGGCAAACACGCCCGTCAGCACCAGCGTCACAAGGCTCTTCACGCTCAGGAGATTCCCGAGCCGCTTGATGATCTTATCCATCGTATGTACCTCCATCGTCTTTATCATTTGGTTTTGCAAATACTCTCTTGAGCAGGAGCAAAAGCAGCTCCCCGCCGAAGGCCGCGCCCGCGAACACCAGCACATCCGAAAGGTCGCACGTCCTGTCCAGCAGGACGGCGGCGGTTTTCAGGATCATTGCCCATGTGGCCACTGCCGTGAGCATCCACAGGCAGTAGTACACAAGCTCGCGGGCCATACGGCCCTTTGTCCATCGTTTCTTGTCTCTGCGCATCAGCCCAGCCCCAGCTTCGCCAGCGCAAATCCGATCAGACCTGCAAGGATCGCCGTGATAACTCCCTTTACGACCGCCTCCCAGCGGCTTCCCGGCAGTGCCTTGATGCTTTTCACATCGGCCTTGATCTCGTTCACGTTTTCCTCGATTGCCTCCTGCTTGGTCGCCAGCACCTCCACCGAGGTCGCCAGCTGATGCAGCGCCCTGTTGTCTGCCTCCAGCTCATCGATCCTGTGCGAGTTGCTCTTGCATCGCGCCTCCACGGAGGCGATCTGCGCCTGAATTCCATCATCCATCTTGATACTCCTTTCAAAGCTTTCTATTTCGCACTCCGGACAGACCATCCTGCCCTCCGGCACGGCCCGCCCGCAGCATACGCATGTATCCATCATTTTTGCCTCAATTTGCAGTCAGTGTAACGGTAATGTTCGCGCCTGTACCCTTTACGGCAAATGCAATACCATACTGCACCTCCGGCACTTTCCCGGCCTCCCACGAAAGTGTAAATCCCTTTGCATCGGAATCCACCGCCATCTTGGAATTGAGGCTGAAATTGTCCGCATTGTGAATGTACACGCCGGCTGAGAACACGCCAGCCGCTGTATACCAGCACATTGCGCTGTCACTGTAAGGGTTTGACGTCGAGCCGCCCGTTACCTGATCTGCGCCGCTCAGCCGGATCGTCAGCCCATTTGGATAAAGCTTGTTGCTGATCTGTATCTTGCTGGTGTGGCCAATGGTCACATATCCTGCTGCCGATTTCTCCGTTCCGGAGCCGGTTGACAGGCGCGTATTATCTGCATATCCATAGGTCGCCAGCACGTCCACCGTCTGTGCTTTTACCGTCAAATGGTACGTCGCAGTGAACCCGCCGTCCTCTGTAGTCGCGGTAATATCCGCTGTTCCTGCGGAGAGCGCTGTCACGACGCCATTCACGACGCTTGCCACTGTCGGTGCAGAACTTGTCCAAGTGACCGTCTTGTTGCTGGCATTTGCCGGAGACACCGTTGCTGTCAGCGTAACGCTTCCACCCTTTTCGAGTTCCCCAGAGGACGCATTGAGTGCAATACCCGTTACCGCAATAGACGCAACGCCGGTGAATACCTCACGGTCGTACCCCGCGCCGAAACAGTAGCTGTAGATTTTCTGCGCGGCTGGATTGAGCACGTTTACTACGAATGCCGTATCGTCTGCCGTTCCCGCCGTCTTGTTGTACGTCGTTTCTTCTCCGAATTCGATCCCGTAATACTCGCCCTTGCCATTTTGACCATATTCGTTGTTCCGGCTGAAACACATATTGGGGATCGCCACGCGCCATGCGTTAAATTCTGTAGGTGTGTTTCCGGAAATGCTGTTCAGCTTCGCGGCCTTAAAGCAATGTACATGCCCGTGGAATGCACAAAGAAACTGCGCACTGTGGGAGTTCGTGAAATTCACATTCTCTCCGCCAACTACAATACTTCCTCCCTCGACATACGCCTTGACGATGTTGGCGCATACGCTCACGACGCTCCAATCCAACGGATGGTGCGAAAGCGTCAGCACCCGCCACCCGGATTTTGCTCCGACCGCCTTCAGCGTTTTCGCGAACCATGCTGCCTGCGCATCCGATACATAGCCCGTAGACGCTTTGTCCGCCGTCAGGCTTTCCGAGGTGTTCAGGCAGATCACGCGCAACTTTTTGCTCTCGAAGTCTCTGTAGCAGTATCCTGCGACAGTCGAGCCATAAGTGGCTCCCTCGCAATATTTCCCGATAAGCTGGAAAAGCTCCGAATCCGGTATCGTCGTCCCGTTCTGCGTGACGGCATACGCTCCCGCGTCATGATTGCCCACCGTCCGAAACTGCGGTATCCCCTGAAACGCTTCGTCAATGTCCGCGTTGATCTCCGCAATATGTTGCTTTGTCTCCGCGATCGTCGTTGTGCTGGCTCCCCAAGTGTAGTCGCCGAGATAGCAGCAGAAATCGATTCCCGGCAGAATGTAGGCCAGCGCCTTCATCGCCTGTGCCGCGTTCAGGTTTCCGGCCACGATATCCGCGCTGCTGTCCTGCTGGTGCGCGTCCGATGCCGCAATAAACACAATGCTGTCCGATGTCTTTACCGCCTGGACCTTCTCCGCCACGGCCAACGCCTCAGTCTTGACGTAATCCGGAATATCTGCGTGCTGAATTTTTTCGCTTCCGGAGATCGCATCCACCGCGTTTCCGAATCCCTTTTCCGCGTCCCATACGATTTGGGCTGTCTCTCCCGTTTTCGCGCGGATACGGTCTGCCGTGTGGGTCAGCGCCGCACCGTTTGTCAAATATTCACTCAAAACGATACACCTCCCGCACTGAGCAGTTCGGCAGTTGCCCATGTACCATTTATTACGCGAAGGATTTTCCCGTTATCAGCGGCTGTAACAGCCGGAACACCTTTTGGGATTTCCACGGTTTTCGCCACGCTTCCGTCGTAGCTCGTCGTCGTATCGCCGATCTTGATGTTGAGCGAATAAGGATTTTTGAGTTCCGTCGGAATCGTTGGGATATCCTGAATCTTTGCCAGCGTGTCGCTCCATGCCGACCAAGCGGCCCCGTTGTATAGCACGACCAAACCCTGTGGGTTTACATCCGAATTGCTTGATCCAATCGTTGCAAATCCGAGCACCACCGTCCCGGAAACACTTACCGCGGCCATAAGTGGAAGTGTGTATGGTACTTTAGCTCCTGTGAATTTTGCAATTGCATACACGGCGTACCCTGCCTCATAGGCCGCATACACTTCCGCAGCCGTTTTGTCGGCGGTTGCGTTATCGCCGTTTTCTTGCGTCACCGTCACATAAAATGTGCCTTTTACGTTGCCCGTCTGCCCATTCACGCTTTTAACCGGCACATCATCCGCGCTGATGGGCGTGAACCCGAGCGCGCCGACAACCGCATCCTTCGTGACATTCGCATTGTCCCCGTTTGCGCCCTTCGGAATTCCGAGGTTAAGCGTAGGCTGTGCGGCAGTTCCGCCCATGCTGGCCGTAGCCTCGCTTCCTGCGGGCAGCGTCTCCACCGTCCCAATCTTGATATCCGGCGTCACGCCATCCTTACCGGGTGCTCCATCCTTGCCGGGTGCGCCATCCTTGCCGGGGCTTCCGTCTTTGCCGGGAGCTCCGTCCGTGCCTGCGGGGCCGGTCGCACCCCTCGACGGCTTCCCGGTATCCTCGTCGCCGAGATACCAGTTCCCGTTTGCTCCGATCGTCGGCGTAATGCCGTCCTTGCCGGGTGCGCCATCTGCACCATCCTTGCCCGGAGCACCATCCGTTCCGTTTGTGCCGTCTTTACCGTCTGCGCCCTTGAGGTCGGCAATGGCAATGAGGTTTTCCCACGTCGCGCCGCCGTCGTTGGAATACTGGATGTAGCCATCCGCGACGCGCATATCGATGGTGCCCGCTCCGCCGGAGCCTCCGCCAGAGCGTGCCGCCTCGTTGATGGCCGCAACAAGGTTATCCTTTGCCTTTGTCGTCAGTTTGGAAAGATCTCCGATCTGCGCCTGAATCGCATCGAACCAGCGCTTGGACGGCCCGTCCGGCGGCTCTGCGCCTGCATGGAGCGACGGAACGCACACCGTGTCATAGATGCAGGATTTCACAAGAACGTCCTCTACGCGCCACTGGAGCTGCACCTTGCCATATCCGGAGTATTCGATGTCCGATGCGCTGACCGTCCAATACGCTGTGTGGCCGTCCACGGAAAGCGCCACGGGGTACGCCTCCGCGTCCCTGCTGGAGCGCGGACGCTGGACTAGCAGCAAAGGTGTGCCGCCCGGCCAATCTGCCTCAAAAGCTGAAAGAGGGAAGGCTACCCGCATCGCGTCGTTTTCCCCCTGATGCCGCAGACAGATCGGCTCACGCCTGCTTGCGGTTACTGTAATCATATGATTTCTCCCTTCTCGGTGTCCAAGTCTGGCACCGTCATGCTGGATTTCCAAAAGCAAACGCGACGATCCAGCTGCCGGAGATCCGCAGGCAGACGACGCGGCTCCCAGCCGCAAAGGTCGCCGCCGTGTTGCATTTGTAGTGCTTCGTCGTTGCGGCGGTTTGCCCGTCGAAAATCAGCGATAGCCCGTCCGCGTGCTTGGCTGCCACAGTCGCGAGTGCGATGCGCTCCGGCTCCTTCACTGCTTTTGCAGTATATTCTGTAAGGCCCATCACGCGATCACCACCCTTCGCGCAGTGTGCTGCATCAGCTCGCCGACGGCCATTGTGAGCGACCACTCAGTCTCTTCCCATATTCCGCCGATGTCCGGATCGTCGATCGATACGATATCCCCGACTCCATGGCCGCCGGTTGCCAGCGTGTAAAAGGTGATCGTCTTAGTCGCGTACATCGACTCGTTGCGCAGCCGGTTGACCAGCTCCTGAAGCTCGTCCTGACTGGCGACATTGTTTACCTTTGCGACGTCAACGATGCGCAGCCCGCGCCGGAAAGTGGACGTGCTGGAGGTAGGGGAGTCGTTGACGGCAGTCGCCGTCAGCGGCGCGCCTCTGTCAGGATTTGAGCAGATCCGCACGAAAACATTCGGCGCGTCAAATAGGTCTATCTCCTGTGTGTGATCGGCTGTGATCGGTGCAAGCTTCAGATCTGTGCTGCTGTATGCGTGATCGATCCTGCCGCCGGTCGGCGCTTTGTACGGCTCCAAGTGGCAGATGCCGCGTCCGTCGAACCATACCGGATTGTAGTTGATCTCCTCCAGCAGCTGGTTGCAGATTGTCAGGTAGTCCGTCCCAGTGTCCCAGTCCTCGCGATCCGTCGCCAGCACCGCCGAGGACGGCACGGCCAGCACAAGCTTGATTCCTGCCGCCGTAAGCAGCTGCTGCACCGCCGTCAGATACGGCGTATTCGCGGCGATGTGATAGAGGCCCTCCGTGCGGCTCTGTTGGACGCGCCAGCATCGATCGTATGCCTCGATCCGGAGCCGCCGCCCGTATGCGTCTATGATCTCCTCGACTGTGGTCGCCTGAAATACGCCAAGCGGTGTCTCGGCTCCGTCGAGGACAAGAACGGGTTGCAGCTCGTCGGACAGCAGATCAACGTCGGCGTCCGGATAAACCTCCGCCGACAAACTGCCCTTGATCTCCGAGTCCTTGCGGACGTAGACATTCGGGGCGGCGTCTGCCGCCCACGAAAGCTGTTTGAACTCCGCGCCGCCGCGAAGCACATTGATTTTGTAAGATACATCACGAATCAATGTCCACTACCTCCTCCACGTCCGCCTGCTCTACATCGAACTGATACGTCGTGTAAAAGCCGCCGTCCGCAGTGGCCGCAAGCACCGAGAGGCACCCGCTCACCATCTTGCCCTCCGGTGTTTTTACCGCGACCATCTTGCCCACAAGCGCCTCAAGCGCCGCGCAGTCCTCCGCCTCGCGGAAAGCGCACGCAACCGAAATTGTCTCCGCATAGTGCATACTGCGCTCTATCGTCGGATATCGCCGCCCGGCAAGCTGCACGGACTGTACGCCCCGGCTCAGATTGCGCCCCGTCGTGCGGTGTGTGCTGGCCGAGTAGGGAAGCGGCAGCACGTCCCCGGAGTCAAGGTCGATCAGCGTCACGCACGGCACGGATGCCGTCACCGTCACTGCGTTGGACAGACGGTAATTGGAGCTTGTGTCAAAGCACCCGCGCACCTGGTAGCTGACGCTGCCGATAGAGCGCAGATCCGTGTATGTCAGCTCCTGTGTTTTTGCAATGAGCTTTCCGTTGCGGTATATCAGGTAAAAGTTGTAGTGATACCCTCCGGCAGCTCTCCAGGAGAGGCGCACCGCGTCCCCGGCCTCTGCCGTCAGATTGATCGCCGGCCCCGCCGTGTTGGCGACTTGCAGCGCCGCCGATCCCCATGGCGACCACATGGCATATTCGTTTTGCACGCGGACGCGCACAATGTATTCACCGTCTTCGAGGTACATCGGAGCCGTCCACGTTTTATCCGTGCCGTAGTACGTGCCGGAGCTGTAAACGCCGTCGATCTCCACCTGGTAGGCCAGCTGCTCCGATGATTGCCAGCCGATAACCGGGCGCGGAGACTGCGACTTGATGGAAACCGCCGGAGCCGCCGGAGCGCCGACGCAGATGAACTCCGCCGCGTCGCTCCATGCGCCCGCCGCATTGTCCGTGTTGTACGTCCGCACGCGCCAGTACTTTGTCCCGCTCCCGAGCGTGTTTGCCGGGGCGGTGTAGGTTGTCTCCGCGCCGGTTACCGTTGCAAGCGCCGTCCATGTCTGCATATCCGTCGAGATTTGCAGCTCCGCCTTGGTCTGGGCCGTGCCGGTAGAAATGATGTGAGTCCACGCAAACGCTACCGGCCTCGATACGTCTACAATTTCGCCTTTCGGCGATTTTATCGCCGCCGTTGACTCTGCATCTGCGGTCGATAACGTTACCCAGTCCGATGTCGTTGTTTTGCCGCTGTTTGCGGTCACAACGATCCGCCACTGTATACTCGTCCCTGTAAAAGTTTTTGCTGGGACGGTGAAACTGTTCGTGTTTCCGGAGACGCTGTGTGAATGGATCGTTCCGCTAGGACCTGTGCGCCACTGAAAAGTTGCAGAGGATTGGACGAGTCTCGGAGCACATGGGTATGGGGCTGTTGAGCTCCACGTGAAAAGAACATCTCGATACTTGTCAATCGCTCCGGCATTGGGCGACATACTTGATATATTCAGCGTATCCGCTGTGGCGCTTTCATCTATTGTCAATACGAGGTACGGCCTGTTTGCACCGCTCGTCTGTACGGTAAATGGCTTAGCATTTAAAAGAGAAGATTGCAATCTTATACCGTAGGTAACAGCGTCACCAAATAAGATTGATGCGGAAGGGAACTCTGCCCATACCGGGGCGTTCCCAACGCCCTTACGCTGGAATACGAGATTGTAACCAGCCTCATTCCATGTGTCCCACGTTGCAGTTTTCTCGTCAAATTCCTTTGTGTTTGCATGCGCATCATACCAGTCATAGGAACCCTCGGTTGCCAAGAAATAAAAGAACAGTTGCGCACCAGATATCCGTTTAAACCTAAATTGATCCGGCAGGCTCTCGAACTTTACAAGGAGCCGGCTCTCATATGTCCTAAGTGTTACTTGCGAACCAGTATGCACATTCGATCCTCGGTTGTCGGAGTCAAGAAACGCGAAGGCCTTGGAGTAGAGCCTTTGTGTTGTACTCATTCCTTATCCACCCCCATCCTGCCCGTTCTTCGCTTATTTCGCGCGATGTTGACGATATCGTTGAATTCCTTTACCGTATTGGCCGGGATCGTGATGTAAAATGTATCGCCTCCCGACGCCTGCCGGGTTTCCTGCGCCGTCAGGATGCGCGTGCCCTGCGGCAGCACAACTTCCTCCGGGCCGTACTCGCCGATCAGCGTCCGCCCACCTCGCCAGTAGTCCGTGCCGGAGGCGTTATAGCCCTTCTGCATTTTCCAATACTCGAAGGTAGTTCCTGTCCCTGACTTTTCCCATTCGTCGCGGAGGTAGCTCTCATAATTGGAATACCACTTGCCGTTTGCGTAATACTGGCCGTAGCCGTTCGCGCTGGTCGCGCGGTTGATGTCAGTCTGCTCCCATTTTTCCTTGAGTGTCTGCGTGTTGTTGCCGTTTCCGTAGGAGTATCCGAAGCCCGCAGCCTTGCCCATCTGCTTCCAGCCGCCCGACCACTTGTCCCAGTCCCATATGCCGGTCGTGAGGACGGTCGCCGCACCGCTGATAAAGTCAATAGTGTCTGCAATGCCCGCCATGATCTCGGCCAGCGGGCGAAGCGCCTCCGTGAGCTTCGGTACAGTGTCCGACGAGAGCTGATCGGTAGGCGCGATAATGTCGCCCACAGTCTCCAGCAGCATACCGAAGGAGTCCACGATTCCGGAGTCCTTGAGCGCCTGTCCGCCGTCCCTGATGAGCTTCGTGATCTTCTCATAAAACTCCGTGAGATACGGCGCGAACTCAGCAGAAAGCTGATTCTTCGCGCCCTCCTGCGACTTTTGCAGTCGCTGGTATGCGTCGTCTACCTCGGTAAGCGCCGTCAGCGCCTCATTATCGAGCACGTAGCCCATGCTGTGCGCCTCCTGGGCGTACTGCTTGAGGCCGTCGCTGCCGATCTCGATCAGCGGATTCAGCTCCTGCGCAGACTCGGACATGAGGTCCATCGCCAGTGCGTCCCGCTCGGTCTTGTTTTTCATTTCGCCGAGGGCGTCGATCGTGTCATAAAACACGTCCTCCGCGCTGCGCAGCTGGCCGTCCACGTCGGTGATCTCCACGCCGAGCTTATTGTACGCCTCGTAGGCGTCGCCTGTGCCCGTCGCGGCTTCCTGCATTTTGTTGGTGGTTTCCTTGAGGCTGTCGCGGATGCGATCCAAGGGCACGTCCGTAAGATCGGCCATGTAATTGAGTTCCTGTATGGAATCGGTCGACATTCCGGTCACGGAGCTGAGCGTCACAATGTCGTCTGCGGCCTCCGCCGATTCGCGCGTCATCTGTATCAGCGCTTTCTCTGCCTTTGCGATGGCTACGGCCAGCGCCACGAATCCGCCTGCAATTTTTACAGATGTTGTGTTCAAGCTTCCCATGGAGTTCATGCTTTTCTGCATTCCCTCCGGCAGCTTTATCCCAAACTTTTCTGTAAGCCCGCTCACAACGTCGCCGAGATTCCCGGTCTCTTTCCCGGATTCTTCAATTTTTTCTTTGTTCTCGTCAAGCTTGTTGTTTAGGTTGTTCAGCTCTGCTTCGGCATTGTTGAGGCTCGTTTGCCACTGCATCGTTCGTTTGTCCGATTCGCCGTATTTCTCTGCGGACTGCTGCAAAGCGGCCTTGAGGTATTCGATTTTTTCTGTTTGCGATAAGATTTTACGCTCAAGTACATCATTCTGCGCAGCCAGTGACTCTACACTGTCTGCGTTCTTCGCATAAGCGGACTGCACCTTGCGCATCTCGGAGTCCAGCACGCGCATACCGTTTCCGATCTCCGACAGCGCCTGTTTATACTCTTTTTCGCCCGATAGCGTAAATTTCGTGCTGATATTTGGCATATTACGTCCCTCCGCTGAGATATGCCGCCAGGCTCTTCGGCTCTTCCTGCTTTTCCGGCGGTTCCAAAGCCTCCAATAGCAGATTGATCCGATGCGGCGTCATGTTTTTCCAAAAGTCCCGCTCCGGCAGGCGCATCCGGAAGAGCCAGAACGCGAGATAGCCGGGGAAATCAATGCCTTCTCGCTTTGATTCCCCCGGCTGTGTCAGTTTTTTTTGGCGTCCTCCTGCGCGGCGTCGTCCTGCTTGCCCATTACCGCATCCTCAATCAGCGGCCAGATCTGCCGTCCGATTTCGTTTACCTCCCGCAGCGTGAGCTTGCGGCCTACCTCCCGCGCGGTAAACACCAACGGTAGGCCGTACTCGTCCTTGATCCCCTGAGAGTCCGCCGCATCTGTCATCATGGCCGCCAAAAATGTGAGCGTGCTCTTGTACCCTCCGGTTTGGTTGAGCGCTTGCAGAAGCTTCCCGTTATACGCCTCCTGCACGTCGCCAATTACCGCCATGTTGCATGTGAGCCTGTATTTTTGGCCCTCGTACTCATAGTCTACGGTTTTCGGCTTGGTCGTCTCCATCAGGTCTCACCCAACTTTCCCTTGATCCAGGCAACGGCCTCCTCCGCGGTGTCGACGGCCTCTGTCTCGAGCAGCAACTCGTTTGTGGAATCGTCCGCGAGGAATTCGCCGTTCGTGGTTGGCGTGTTGAACTGGATGTTCTCGCCCTTGGTCTGGTAGCTCAGCGAGGGCGGGCCGAACAGCGCTTTCGGCACCCATACGCAGGTGTATTTGGTCACGCCGTCGATCTTATCCGGCGCGTAAAAGCCGACGCCGACATAGTTTGCGATATCTTTTGCCGAGAATTTCAGATTTTCCTTGCTCGTATCGGATGTGCAGCCGTAGAGCATGGCCTGTGCGGCCCTTTTGATGTACTTGACAGCCAGCGAGATCGTGCCGCCGGTGGCAAGCTTGATATATTCGGCAAGCTTGGATTCTGCGTACAGGCGTCCCTCGGCGAACTTGAGTTCCAGCTGCGCGCTCATGGCGTCGCCGACGTCTGTCGGCTCTGTGTAGGTCACGGTGCCGGACGTGTTTTTATACTTTCCCGCCCGGATGCCGCGTAAGTCAAAACTAGGCATTACAGTAAGCCCCTTTCTTTCAGCTTTTGTGTGAGGATTTTTTCGAGTTCCGCGTTCACGCGCTTCTGCGCGCTGCGGACACCCTTTGTCCAGAAATAAGTCCCGTTGATTTTTCCGTATTCTGCACCGCGGCCGTAATTCAAAACAAAAAGCACGGTCGCTCTGCGCGTTCCGTGCTCGTTTTTCCCGACTGCCGTGATGGTGATATACGGATCTCCGTTTTTGTCCTGCTTGATGGTTTTGCGGTATTTCACGCTGGAGGCGTAGGCTTCCGTTCGGAACCCGCTCGCCTGGACGGCCTTTTGCAGCTCCTCGACGATGATGTCCCCGGCGGCGTATAAAAGCTCCTGCTGCGTTTCGTCGTCAAATGCGCTTGCCTTTTGGAGCGTCGCCATGAGCTCATCCGTGCCTGAAAACGAGATCTTAGCCATATTCCGCGCCCTCCGTTTCGGCTATGAGCGCGATCTGCGTGCGGCCTGTTTCCTTGTCGTAGGTTTCCATGTCGATGGTGGCGATGTAGCCTGCGGCCTCCAGTTTGGCTTTTACGCGCTTTAAAAGTTCTGCGGCAAATCCCTCGGCAAAGATGGAAACAGCGTACTGTACGCCGGTCTCGGCCTCGCCGCCCTCGGCATAGATCTGCCCGGACTGGCCGAGCAGCTGATAGGTGATGTAGGTTCCCTCCGCGCCCTTATAGGGCGGGTGGCATACCGGGACGCCCAGGTCTGCCAGCGCCTCATAGATCATCATGCGCCGTCCCTCCGTTTGCAGGTCAGCTCTACCTCTTCCGTCTCCGCGCCGTAACTGCGGACGACGTCAAAGACGTCCGAGCCGCAGGTGAGCTGCTGCTCTCCGCCGTATTCCGCGCTGTGCACGCGGAAAATTGCGTCCGTGCGCTTGCCGGCTTGCGCGGCCTGGTAATACTCGGCGCGGTTGACGGACTTGCGGGCGGCCCAGACGGTGGTCTCCCGCTCGAGCTTTTCCGTCGTCTGGCCTTTTACGATAGGGTAGGAGAGCAGGCGCATCGTGATTTGCGTATCAAAGATCACAGCACGCGCCCCCTCCCTCGGCGCCCGGCGAATAGTCGTCGGACAGGCCCATCGCGTCGCGCAGCTCCTCAAAGCACGTCTTCCATTCGTCGCCGCGGCCGCAGAAGTCATGCTGCCAGCGCACAAAAGCCCGTACCGCGTCCTTTACGAGCGGATCTTCGTCCGCCCCCTCCGCGCCCGCAAGGTGCAGGCGCAGGAGGCAGGCGTCGATCTCGTCGGCGAGCTCATCGTCGAGGGCGTTGGTGGTCAGCCGCAGGGCGGTTTTTGCAACGTTGATCAAAGCCATTGGTTATCCCTCCCTGTTGGCCGCGCAGCATCAGGCTTTCTTCTTGGTCAGCGTGACGAGGCTGTTGACGTCGGCGCACGCGCCGTCGGCGATCTCGATGGCCTTTGTGACCTCGTCGTCGGTGTCCTCGTCGGTGTAGCGCTTTACCGTCATGCCCATGTTCTCGTTCCAGAGGTAGTACGCCGGGTCGAACATAAAGGCGAAGACGGTGTCGGCCGTGACCGACGCCGCAAATGCCGGCAGGTAGTCGCCGGTCAGAATGACCTCGCGGCCAAGGATGAAGTTTACGGGCTTGCCGTTGATGCCGTAGTTGACGCGCGCGACAGGCTGGCCGTTGTTGTCGACCATGCCGACGATCTGCGTCTCGAAGGTCTTCTTGGACATGAACCAGACCGCGCCGTCATATGCCTGCGGCAGCGCAGCTTCGGCCTTGCACAGATCCTTGTAGGTCAGAGCAGTTGTCGCGGCGGCAATGTCGATGTTCTGGCCGGTCGGGGCGGTCTCCGCAAGGATTCCCTTCGGCTGGCCGGAACCGGTGCCGTTGATGATGGCCTGCTCCTTCGCCTTTACCATCGCATTTGCGACGTTCCGGACAAACTGTGCCTCGAACATCGGGTATGCCATGATGGAAACTTCCAGCGACATGGAGATCGCGCAGCGCAGCTTGTGGTACGCAAAGACGATCTTGCCGGTCGAAGTCTTCTGTTTGTCGGAGCCCTCACCCTCGGCGACCCAGGAGGCCGTCGGCTTGGCCGAGCTGGTCGGGACCTGGACGCCGCCCGCGTAGGACGTGTGTGTTACGCGCGGCAGGATCATGCCGATAGCTTCCATCTTCTCGTAGATCTTCTGGATGGTCGTGGTCGGGATGATGCTGCCGACGTCGGAGGTCTTGGTGTTGGCGTCCACGTTGGTCAGCTCTGCCGGGATCTTCTTGCCGGTCAGGACGTAGTTCATGAAGGCCCGCTTGTACTCGTCGGTATCGTACCGGTCGAGCACATCCGGGGTCTTCGCGCCGCCGGTCAGGTCGACGGACTGCGCCGCTGCGGCCGGGGCCGCAACCTTCTGGCCCGCTAGGGCGTTGAGGTTCGCCTGGATCTTGGCTTCCTCCTCAAACTTGGCGTCGAGGGCCTCGACTTCTTTCATCTTGGCCTGTGCCTCTGCGGTCTTGCCTTCGTCCAGCAGCTTCTGGGCGTCGTCCATGAGCTTCTGGCGCTGGATGTTGTAAATTTCCTTTGTCATTTCAGTTCTCCTTTGAGTTTTAAAAATTTCAGTTTTGCTTCTGCCTGCGCCCGTTCGGGCATAAAAAAATCAGACTCTGCCGCCTGATCTTTTAAAAAGTTTTCCGCGCGTTTGAGCGCGTCCTCGCTGAGCATTCCGGAGTAGAAGTCCGCCGCGAGCGGCTTCTGGCCGGTGTCCGGCTGCATCACGCGGTCAACGAGTCCGAGTTCTACGGCCCGCTCCGCTGTGATCCATGTTTCTGCGTCCATCATGGCGGCAATCTCCGCCTCCGGCCTGCCGGTCTTGGCGACGTAGGCCGATATAATGGCGTGGTTGGCGTCGCGCAGGACACCGGCGGTGTGCTCCATCTGGCGGTAGTCGCCGTCTGCGCTGGACTGGACGTTGTGGATCATCATCATGCCGGTCGGTGTCATTTCCGACTCGCCCGCCATGGCGATGATGGATGCGGCCGAAGCTGCGAGTCCGACGATTCGGACGATCACGCCGCCTGCGTAGTTGCGCAGGGCGGTATAGATCTCGCTTGCGGCGAAGATCTCGCCGCCGCCGGAATTGATCTCGACTTCGGCCCGCTCGCCGTTTCCCTTGGCAAGTGCGTCGGCTACGGATTTTGGGCTTGTCGCCTCCATACCGTACCACTGGTAAAAGCGGTGCTGGTTGCTGGACACGATGGGCCCGCGAATGCTGATCTTCATGCGGTTTCATCTCCCTTCTGGTTGGTATTCTGGTTGACTGGCTGCGTGTCCAGCCTGCGGATCGGCTTGTCTCCGCCGTCTACCGGTGCAAGATTGAACGCACGCCGCCATTCGTTCGGCGTCAGCGCGCCTCGGTCGACCATCTGCAAGAGATTGAGCTTTGTCGCGGTCGACGCGAAATCCCACGCGGAGGCCTCGAATACGATGCGATTCCCGCAGCCGCGCTCGCGCCGGGAGAATAGCTTGCGTGTGTACTCGCCGCTCAGCTGCTTCAGTACCGGCTCGATCTCGGCGTCAAAATACGCGCTCTGTTCGTCCTCCGTCGCGATGGACGTGACGATATGCGGGTTGGTGTTAAACAGGGCATAAATGCGCTGCGTGGTTTTGTCCATCTGGGCTGCGTTCGGGACGTAATCCTTCGGGTCAATCTGCTTCGCCTCTGCTTTTGCGTCTACTGCTGCAACGCCCGTTCCGTTAGTCACGTTCAGGAAACTGTCTGCGAAGTCCTGCGCGCGCTGCTTCACGTCCTCCGGGCGCATGGACGCGGCGAACATCAAGAGCCACCGGATGACTGCGCTGTTTCGGATGGCCTTGACGATGCCCTGATCCGTCGTGGTGACGATCTCCATCAGCGGCACAATGGCCGGGGCGATTGGATCGCCGAAGATGTCGTTTTCGTAAAAATCCCCACGCAGGTGGATCACATCGTCGTATGCAAACGTAAGCACATTACCGTTCTGCATGTAAAATTTCAGGTACAGATTCCCGCCAGCGTCATAGACAGCGTCTGCCTGCATGGCTGCGACCGGAAAAATGGCGTTCGGCAGGCCGTTTTCATCCCGCAGGATCACGGCGAAGGCGTTGTTGTTGAGGACCAGCTGCGCGGTCAGCTTCTCCTGCAGCATCTGGCCTGTCATGTACTGGTTCGGTTCCTCAAGCAGGAACCGGATGTACGGCTCCGGGTTTATGGCGATCTTCCGCGTCTGGGCGGTGATGGTCTCCCGGATGTGCTTTGCCGTCAGCTTGCCGATGGCCTTGATCTTGGGCCGGATGCAGGCGCGGACGATATCGGACTGATACATTTTGCCGTTGTAGCTGTAAAAGCCATTCCCGCGTTCCTGCACCATCTGCACGGTCGAAACGCGCTTGGTGGTCGTGATATTCGTCAGGAGGTTTTTAAAAAATCCCATTGTCTCACTCCTAGAGCATACTTGTGTATTCTGCCTGCTTCTGATCGTAGATCGTGTAGGCATCGAGCAGGGCCGCCGTTCCGTCAATGCGGCGCGTGGACTTGCTCGTTTTGTGCGGCTGGATATTGCCGTTTTTGTCCTCGTCGTAGGCGGTGTTTGCCATGCACCACTTGTCAATCGGGTTGTTGTTGTAGACGATCCGCTTGGACTCCAGATCGTTCCCGCAGCGCTTCATCGGCTCGGAAAGCGTTTTCACGCCCTGATGCACGGGGATCATGGCCTCTGCTCCAAAGTAGTCCGCCATGCTGTCCGTCCAGTAAGGCGCCGACCATGCGTCGTAGCCGATAAAGGGTATAAAAATATCGAGGTCTTCCTGTACCTCGATAAACCATGCTTTTACGTCCTCATAGCGGATCTTGTTTCCCTCTGACAATCGGAGCAGCCCGCGCTCGTGCCACTTGTCGTATGGGATCTTGTCCTCCGTTACGCGTTTCTCCAAGAGATCCTGCGGCAGCCAGTACATCTGCAGCACAAACAAGATCTCCGGCAGCTCCGGCACCTGAAACAGCACCTTCGCCGCCGTCAGGTCTGTGGTCTTGGACAGATCCGCGCCGCCGATGCCGTAGCGCGGGTAGGACAGGATACGCTCCTGCGTCTGGCCGTCCGCCATGTGGTGCTGCCAGATCAGGCGGCGTTTTTCCTTGTCGAGCTGGAAGGTGTCGCGGTTGTCCAGCTGCTCAAAATTGAGCCAGGCTTCGCTGGAGGTCTCGCGGATGTTGAAATCCTTGCAGACAAGATTTCGGACGAGGGCCGGGTTTTTCTCCGCCCGCGCGACCCGCTCTTTGAGGGCCGTGTAGGACTTGATCGTCCCGAGCCCCGGATTTGCCTTTTTCCAGCAGTCCGGGTCGGTCCATTCGCTACGCTTGTCGAGCTCGTAAATAAACGCGATCCGGCGCGGGTCGTGGTACCCGTCCGGATCTTCGTAGCCGTTGATGATGCGCTCGGCTTCTTCGTATTTCTCGTCGTAGATGTCCTCGCGGATGGTGCCCGCGGTGGAGGTGATAAAGATCAGCGGCTGCTCACGGGCCGTCACGCCGTCGGCGATAATGTCGTACAGGGCGCGCCCACTCTTCCACTGGTGGATTTCATCCATCATGGCCCCGTGGATGTTGAGGCCGTCGAGGGTGTCGCTGTCAGATGCCAGCGGTTTGAAAACGCCGTCGTTAAAATCGCTGTCCAGCTCGGCGACCAGACTGCGCATCCTGCGGCAGAGCGCCGGTGACTTTTTGACCATCCGCTTTGCTTCCTGCCAGATGATCTTCGCCTGGTCTCGCTTAGTGGCCACGGCGTAGACCTCTGGGCCAGCCTCGCCGTCCGCCGTCTGTAAATACAGGCCGACGCCGGATGCCAGCAGCGATTTGCCGTTCTTCTTGCCGACGATGAGGATGGCCTCGCGGTACTGGCGGTTGCCCTCGATGTCGATAAAGCCAAAGATTGTCGCCAGCAGCGCTTTTTCCCATAGCTCCAGCCGGACGAGCTGGCCGCCCGCCTTGCCCTTGGAGTGGTGGCAGTAGTTTTCAAAAAATTCGAGGACGTGGTTTGCCCGGCGCGGCGAATAGTAAAACTCGGAATCTGTGTTTTCCAGCTGCTCCACCACGTGCCGGTAGGTCTTCTGCACTTTCAGGCTGACAGTCTCGCGGCCCGACTGGATCGCGTCCCAATACTCGAGGATTGGGTTGTAGGTCTCCGGGTAGCGCGTGAGTTTCATGCCTCGTCACGCTCCCGGACGAAGCTGCCGAAGCCGTCATCCTCCTGCTTCGGCGCGGTGTCTGGCTTCGGCAGGAGCGCCGTGAGCTGCTTGATGATCTTCTGGTAGTTCGCGTTCGTTGAGTTGTACGCCTGCCCGATCGGCCGGGCGCGGTCATATGGCTCGAGCCGCTCCGACTGCTGGAATTTCTCCGTCCAGCCGTTTTCCCGCAGGTCGTCCGCCATGTCCTCGCACTCGATGCGCATAAAGGCTGCCTGATCGATGAGCCCCGCGACAGTCCCGGCCGCTTCCTTCGGCAGAAGCTTGTAGATCCTCCGGAGTCTGGTCTTCTCGGCGCGGATACGCTGTTCCTTTGTCTTTTCCTGCCTGTTCGCCACAAAAACCGCCTCCTTTTCGCGTGATTTTTGCCGTCTGTCCGCGCGTGCGCGTAGATTACTTATCGCAGCGCTTTTGTAGGGGGGCCTCGCGAACGGCCTGCATATTCTTCCGAGGTAGGGCGCGCGGTGATTCAGCCGACGCCCCGGCCGCGCGCTACGGGGGGGATTGGGTCGCCGGCGGCGTCGAAGAAAATTTTTTGCGTCAGAGCTTTTGCGACGCCGTGCCCGTCAAACTGATCGTGGCAGTCCTTGCAGACGAACTCGAGGTTGGAGTAGGACAGGCTGACGTCCGGGTCTGTGATGTTGTCCGGCGTGAGCGCCCGTTTGTGATGGACGATATAGCCCGGCTTGTCCCGGCACTCTTCGCAGAGCCCGCCGTCGATGGTCCGGCGGAACTTGATATACCCGGCGCGGCATTTCTTCCAGCGCGCGGATGCGTAAAAGCTCGCGGCCCATGGCTGCATCCTGTTCCCTCCAATTCTTCACGCTATCACTGTAGCACATTTTTTTGGCCCTGTTGGCTCAATTTTTGCGATAGCCAAGCTCCCGCGCCGCTTCGTATACAAAACGGCTGTACATGCGCTTGGCTGTCGACTGGCTGATATGCACCCGGCGCGCGGCGGATTCCAGGCTTTCCCTCGGCCAGATCCATGCGTGCAGGCGCACGATCTCCAGCACATCGGCTCCGTCCCGCCATGTCTGTGCGGTATTGATCGCGGCTTGCACGGCAGCATAGTCCTCGTACTCCCGCGAAGATAAAACGCGCACAGCGATATCCTCGACGGCGCGCCCGGATGGATGCCCGCCCGTCTGTGCAGAATACCCCGGCGTGATCTTCTGACGGCTCATGTCCCGAACCTGACTGTCCAGTTTCGGGAATTCGCCGATGGTGCGGCAGACGTTCCAGTACCACCAGTATCTCGGCTTTGACACTTTCCCACTTCCTTTCTGCTTCGTCTTGAAACCCTACACATTTACAAGGCAAGATTTAAGCGGCTCCCGTCCGCTTCAATTTTTCATCCTTTTTGGATCGAATACATATTTATAGTATTGGTATCCGTACTGTGTGGCTCTGGCCTCGACGAGCACATAGCCGCGCGGGGCGACCGGCGGATGCTCCGGGCTGTACTCCCGCACGGCCTCGGTCGCAGGCTCCGGCTCCGGCTTGGTGCAGGTGCGGCTTGCCTTGTATCTGTGGCCCCCGAACTCCTTCCGCCAGTGACTGTGCAGGTAGTTCGCCAGCGCCTCGTAGTCCTGCCCATGATCTACCTTTTCGCCGTTCTGGTTTACATAATAGTTGTGCTTGCGAAGGTGCTTGCTCTCGACCACGCTTCCGAGGCCCCACAGCTTCGCAATGGCGTCCTCCGGAATGCCTTCGGAGATCATGTGGATGTGGAAGCGGTTCGTAGATTTTCCGCGCCCGTATACCATCACGATCTTTGCCTCCGGGTATCGGTATGTAAGCCTGCGCCAGTAGTTGTCGCGGATGCGCTTGATCTCTTCCACGGTATGCGCCTCAAACTCCGCGCTGAGCGTCAGCGTGGAGTAGAGGCTCGTCGGGCCGAAGTTGGCGTTGATAAGCGCCGCGAATTTGCCCGCTGAAATTTTGGAGTTGAATTCGTCGCGCTCTGCCTGCGTGGCGAAGCGCGGCTTGCGCGGCTTGCTGCTCTTGATATCCGCCTGTTCGCTCACGTTGTAAACGATCTGCGTACATACCTGCCCGGCGAATAACCGCCGCTTGTGCCTTTTTGCCATACTCCATCATCCTTTATGCAAACAGTGATAGCTGCGCCGTATGCGCGGCGAAGCGCTCCTCTTGTGCTGCAAAATAATCCTTGTCGATCTCGCACCCCACAAAATCCAGCCCTGCGTCATATGCAGCGATCCGGCTGCTTCCGCTGCCAAGGTGCGTATCAAGAATCTTGTCGCCCGGCTTTGCGTACCTAGCAAAGATCCAATCATAGAGCGCGATTGGCTTTTGCGTTGGATGTATCCTTCGCTCATTCTTGCTCTTGTTGCCTTGCATTACGTCGCCCTCCGCGATGCTCTTTCCTTGCATCATGCCATTCCACATATAGCGGATCAGCCTTGTGCTATCATGGCAATTTGTCGCCGCCAGCTCGCAATCGCTGAAGCTGCTCCCTTGGTTGCATTTGTCCCAAACGATCCTCCCCGGCGGGAAGGCATACCCGTAGTAATTGCATCCCCACACTATAAATCTCCGTGCAACGCGCCGAAGCTCTTCGAAATATTCTGTTCCCGGCACCTTCCATTCCGGGGATATCGGATAATCCCTGTGTACGCCGATTTTGCTCACCTTGCATCCGTAGTATCCGCGCCGTTCAGGCCCTGAAAAATACGGAGGATCTACCACAGCGAGATCAAATGCCTTATCCGGCAGCGCTCGCATATACTCCATGCAATCCATGTTATACGCAATGTTCATAGTGATCCCTCCTGTTCTGCCCGTTCAAAGCGTGGCCGGAGATTCCGGCCATGCGTTCAGCGTGCAGTTATATCTCCACTGCCTCGTCCAGCCGCACATTAATCTTCTTTCCGCCGGACTCGATCACATATCCTCCGTGCCCGCCGTACCTTGCCTCGAATTTCAGCGCATCATACACTGCGCCCACCTTTGGCTGAAGCTTCTGGAATACCGGTATCCTTGTCATGATCCGGATGCGCGTCTGCGTCGGGAAATTTTTCTTTTCGAACGGAACGCCCTCGCGATCCTGCGCCACCTGTTTTGCCGCGCACGTCTGACTGCAATAAAACTTTTTTGCATGATTCATCCTGTGCAGCTCGCGCTGGAATACCTTCCCGCAGTGTGCGCACTGCATCGTTATCATCGTCGGCATACTATCCTCCTCATTTTTTACCCGGGCGCGGCCTTTGCAGCTGCCGCGCCCGGAGCCTTAAGCCGGGTCTCCCTCCTGCGCACCTCATGGCGCAGTGTGCAGGCATAAGTCCACCAAAAAATCAGTTCTCCCGGCTGTCTGCCGCCTCGATCTCCTTGCGCTCCTGCATAAACCCGTGCAGGAACAGCTCCAATAGATTTGCCGCGCCGTTTACCATCTTGGTAAGATCTTTTTTGCTGATCTGGAGTTTGCCGGTCGTTACGACCTGCAAGTCCGGCCTGCCGATGATCTGTACCGTCGGATTCGGCTCGATCGTCCGTTTTCCATCCTCCTCGATCTTATAGAGAGGCGGTGTCGCCTGCTCCATCACGATACGCGGCGGATACGCTTCGCCGCGGAATGTAACGTCCCACTGCTCTTTTTCGTAGTTCCCAGTAAACTCGTCGAGTTCCGTCGCAAAAAGCTCCATGATTTTAGCCATCTGTAGTTTCCTCCATTCCTACATGTTTTCGTCGTATGCCGTTTTCATCCTCCGTGAGCGGCAGTGCCTTTCTGCGTGCCCGCTCCTCCGGCTGCCATCCGCAGTGCGTGCAGGCCTCGTCGCCCGCGTACTCCATCTGGCAGCATCGCGCCGACTTCGGCAGCGTGCAGCGCTTTTCATCCTCTGCCATCCCTACACCTCCTGTATATCGATCCCGTATTTGGATCGCATCATTTTTTTGTTGCGCAGGTACTCCTTGGTGCGCGTGGCCTTGGACTTTACATCCTCTACCACCAGCTTCCCGCCGAAGCGATAGGAGAAATCCGCCGTGTAGCGGATCGCGCGGATGCGCTGGCCGTCCTCCGTGATGTAGCTCTCCTGCAGCGTAAACTGCGGCTGCAATCGCAGATCTGTAATGATCTCCGCGTGGAGCATCACCATCAGCTCGTCGTACCGCCGCGCCTCTTTCTGGCTGTCGAAGCGCACCGCGCCTCGCTCTGCCTTCTGGCTTCCGTATTTCGTTTTCCCTTGGCTCCCCTTCGCAAGGGGAGCTGGCGCCGCAGCGCCTGAGAGGTCGCGCGCCTGCTTCGCGTAAAGCTCCCGCATCCTCGGCGGCATATCCGCCATGCTCTCAAACCGCAGCCCGCTCATTCGGTCGCGCCCCAACTGCAAAAATTATCTGGCTCGACAGCAACTGCGCTTTTAAAGGACGTGCGCGAAAAGCACATGCCATCGATGTTGTAAATGCAGTCCTTGCACCGCACCACCTCCGCAACGTCGGCGGCGGGTGCATCTTCAATTTCAAATTCTTCCGATAGCCACTTGAACACATACGAAAGGTAAAACGAGCCGTACCCAACGCGCCAAATTTTATCTACCGGGTCAAAATACAGAATGTTGTAATACGGCTTTTCAGCCGATCCACAAACAAAGATTTTGGCAAAGCTGGTCTTAATTTTATTCTTGTTGGTGCAAGCATCTGCGCTCTGCATATCTCTTTCAGGCATTTTCTCTCTTTCTCCTCTTCTTCCGACACTCCGGGCAAAACCATCCATGTTTCCCAACGCTCCACCCAGCGCTTCTCGCAATCCTCGTGGCAGTAGATTGTGAAACCGTGTGGTTTGCCCAGTTATATGTGTCTCCGCACATATCGCAAGAAAAATAAACGTTATACGCCATCCTTCTTGTTCCCCTCTACACGCGGCTTAAGCCATTCTTTGATTTGCATCGCGCAGGAGCAGCAAAGCTCAATATCAGGTGATTTCTCATGGAACGCGCTTCGTACGTTTACATACGTCGCAGAGCTTGTTGGGTTTATCTCCGCCCCGCAGCGGTCACATACTCGTTTCGTTGCCATCCTTCTTGCCCTCCATCGCCCGCTCGACCTCAATGCAGGTATAGTGGCGACTGAAATAATCCCAATTTGTCACGCAGTCGCTTCCCGCATCGTCCGGCGTTGCATCCTCATAATCAAAGTAGATGTTGATATTCTCCCCAAATGGTTCCATGCTGACGATTACTGCGGTTATGCGCACCGCGCGACCGTCCTCATCTACCCATCGTTCTCCCACCTTGCACGGCAGCACCACCACGCGCCCGTCCTTGTCGGCCTCGGCAAGCTCGCGGAGACGCGCAACGCCATCCTGCTCCGCATCACGCATTACGATGTACCGTCCTTCCGCGTCTGCTCGCGCAAATTCGGCACAGCGTTCCGGTGTCAGCCCCGTGTCCTCGTAGGCCGCAAGTCGATCACACACCGCTGCTTCAAACGGGCAAGCATCGATTTTGCACCCGTTGCCGTAGCACGGGTCTTTAAAGCAGCGCGGGTAATAGGCATGACGGGTTTGTTCGTCATTCCATTCAGTCAGTCGCTCCATAGCTCTTCCTCCACATACCGCCAGCTCTGCGGCGGGCGGGTGATTGGCCCGGGTGCAAGTCCGTATTTTGTCTCCCGCAGGCCGGTAAACTCCCACAGATCGCGCGGGTGATTGTAAATTCTGAGGTCGGAAATGTGCCATCCGTAGCCGACGCCGCCGTCCAGATATTTCTCCAGCTCGTCTTTTGTCAGACCGGCATCCGCAAGAAGCGTATCAAGTGGTGTGCAGTCCATGTTCCAATCGCAGATGCAATATTTCGACGGTTCACAGATTGCTCCTACTCTGACGATTCTTCCAAAAATGTCGTCGCATACAAACTCGCCGATGACACCGCCCTGAACCGAACGGTAAATGTAGCACTTAAACGGTAGGCTCATCTTCGGGCGCGTCTTGCGCACCTCGATAGTTTTCTGCCCGTTGATGATCTTCTCACACCACTCCGGGCGAATGCTGACTAAAACAGCTTTACTCATGCTTGTCTCCTTCCTCCGGCGCTTCCGGCAAGCCGCGCCATTCCCAGTTGCTTCGTCCAAGGCTGCAACTCCCACACTTGCAATTTTGCTTTTTTGTGCAATCGCAGCACGTAAGCAGCAGCGACTCTTGGTGGTCACGGCGGTGGTTGCAGCAGTGTCTGCATGCGGAACATCCGGCAAATATCTTCAGATCTACAATTGCCGCGTCCCTCTCGGCTTCTGCCTTCGCGTTCTCGGCGGTCAGGCGCTCGATCACGTTAGCAGCCGCAAACTCGATGTATTCCCGCCGATCTTGGATTTCTCCGACCTTGCAGTTTTCGCACGCGTCGTCGTGTCCAAGCCCCTTCGCGCAGCACCGCAGCGCCTGCACGATTTCCTTTTCTGTCATGGCGTATCCTCCATTCCTTCAAGAACCATTTGTCCCGGCAGAACGCCGTCCTCCAGACTCCAGTGCAGGACGTCTTCGCCGGTCTGCCAATCGCACGGCAGGCCGCGGCTGCGGCGCTCCTCGATCATCCGGCCATAAGCCCGGATGTAGGCATCCCGGTATCCTGGGTAGCGCGCGAGCTGCACCTTCCGGTGCTTGCCCGCCATCGGGCAGCCGATACAACCCACGCGCTTCCATCCGCATTCATACAGCGGATTCATGCATATCTTTTCGGCAGAAGCGTAGTCCAACACATTAGATTCCGTCCAGTCGATGATTGGATTGATCGTCCGCGTCCCCTTGAGCTGGCAGTTTTCCATCATCATTCGGCTTTCGTCGTTGTCATTCATAAGCGTCAGCCGCTTGTCTTTGCTCTTATGCAGCGCCTCCATAACACCGCGAGATTTCCGCTTTTGCGATTCCGCCCAGCGGACGCCGGTCGCGATCCACCTCCCGCGTCCGCTGGTCTCTTTGAGTTCCGCGCAGCAGTACCGCACCAGCCGTGTCGGCGGCATCAGCTTTCTCGGAATCAAATTCCACATGGTGACGTTTCCGCCGTCCGGCGTCCGGTGCGTATCGATGTCGCATTTTACGCCAGCCAGCTCCAACAGCCGGAAAGTATCCCGCACGTGCCAGACGGTTTCCGGTGCGTCCGCCGTAGTCAGTGAGTGCAGCACCTCATACGGGATGCCCGATCTCCCAGCCAGATGCAGCAGCACGTCCGAGTCCTTGCCGCCGGAGTATGTGATTACCAGCGGCTGCTTGTAGAGCCGTAAGCTCATATCCGAGGCCATCTTCAGCCGCTCAATCGCGGTTTGTTCTAAGCCCATTTCCATCCTCCATCCATGTGCACCATTCGCCCGCGAATGATCTCCGTTGCCTCTTGCAAATATGGATTTTTCATGGTATACTCTCCTTGTGCTTATAGTGTCATGGGGAAGCGTAGACCTCTCCGCCCTCGTCCGGCTGCAACCGGGCGAGGGCATTTTTTATCCGATCAGGAACTCCGGCTTATAGTGGAGCTTCATCGCCTTGGCGTTCTGGTGGTACTCCGGCGCGCTCCATTTGTAGCCCCAGTACTTTGCCGCCGTAAAGATCGCGGCCAGCTCGTCTCCCGCGCGTACTGTAATGCTCTGATTGCGGTACGCGACGGCGTAATAATTTTTCCCTGTGTACCCGGCCTGCGCGATCACGCACGGCCTGCGCGGTGCCCGCTCTCCCGAGTAATCGGTGCTATTTTGCCGCATACAAATGCCCCTTCCTTACTTTCCTCCCGGCGTGCGCGATCTCCCGCTGCGCCACGAAATTCAGCTCCTGCGCGTGCTTCTCTGCGAGCTGCTTTTGATAGATGTGCTCCCGGATGGACTGATACAGCATCCATGAGCAGCACATTGCGCTGCATCCCGGCGCACGTCCCGGGCAGTCTCTCCCGCAGGGAGGCGGGATCGGCTTTGTTTTCGGTGCGTACCGCATCATTCGTCCTCTGCCTCCTCCCACAAATGCTGCATCCACGCCGCCAGCGTCAGCAGGCGCTTGCGCGTCTCCAGCAGCATCCCGACGGTCTCCCGGTCTATGCGCGGCTGACTGCTCAGTATCTCCGCGTCCTCCTGGTCCTGCTCAGCGGCCCGTGTAGCCGCATCGATCAGGTCCTCCATCTGCTCCGGCGTCAGCTCCACCGGAATTTTCCCGTTACTCGCCATCTTTCTCGCGCTCAGCGATCCGCATTGCCTCGCGGATCACACTCCCGCCATAGGCATCCTTGGTCAGCTCAAAGAATTCCTCGCGCGTCATATCTGCGCTCAGGTCGATTCCGTGATCCTTCGCAAATGCCTTTCGCCCGGCCTCGCAGCTCCCAGTCAGCCGGTGATGCCAGTCGTACAGCGTCATTACCGGATACTCTGTATTCGGCTTGATTGCATCCAGAAATGCGGTGATCCGTTCCTCCTGCGGCAGGCCCTCAAACGCCTTATCGCGCGCATCCGTCACAGCCTGACGCACCGTCTCCCCGTGCGCGAAGCAGCCGTCAACTTTCGCGATGAAGCATGGCGTCAGCGTCAGATCGCCTTGCAGGATAAAGCCCTTCGCAATGTTCCCGTGTACCGCCTTTATGATCGTCTGCACACCATCGATCATATGAACATCTTCTCCGTCGTACTTTTTAATGCCGGAGCCGTCGCCGGAGCCGTCGCCGGAGCCGTCGCCGGAGCCGTCGCCGTAGCCGTAGCCGGAGCCGTCGCCGGAGCCGAAGCCGTCGCCGTAGCCGGAGCCGGAGCCGTAGCCGGAGCCGTAGCCGGAGCCGAAGCCGTCGCCGGAGCCGTCGCCGGATCGCGCGTCCAGAAACTCTTTGATTTTTATCGTTTCCATACTCTTACTCCATTGATGCTCCGCACCGCCTCGTCGGTGCAAGGGATGATCTCAATAATTCCGAGTACCGTCATTGCCGGTATTGTTACCGTAAACTTACAGTTTTCCGGTGCTTTCACCCCCTCCGTTGCGAGCTGGGACAAGCTCGCCGCTCCATCCCAGTACCACAGCCTTCGGCAATCAACCAGATCTGCCTCGGCACCTCTGCGCTCCGCGATCTTTGCGAAGAATACGCCCGCCCGATCGCACCGAATGATGTAATACTGTTCCTTCTTGTTTTCCATTATTGTTTCCTCCTTAAATTTCGTTTCCCGGCAGCTTCGCTCGAAGCGCCCTGATAATATCCTCACAGCTCATACAGCACACTCCCCAGTACAGCGCTGATCGCCGCCGCTCCGCCGAAGGCCAGTGCCGCACCGGCCAGTTCCAATGCCAGCAGCACCAGCGCCATGCCGGACAAAAACGCCCCTGCCAGCCAGCAGACGGAGAGCGCCGTCCGGCGTACCCGCTCTCTCTTTTCCCGCAGGCCGTCCCTCTCGGCTCTGCGCTTGTTCCATTCGCGTTCCCGCGCTCTCTGGTGATTGGTTTCCGTGATAAACTCCACGTCGCTCATGTTGTCTCCTCCTCCCTCGGCAGAATCTCCGCCATTTCGATCTTATCTAACAGCATTTTTGCCAAATAGATTTCTTCCTCGCAGCGTTTCACGCCCTTCTCTGCAATCTCTGTTTTTATGGCCTCTTTGTCCTTATTGGAATTTTTCAAGATCGATTCGTATGACTCCTTTTCCTGCCGGATTCGGATTGTATCCCGCTCAACAGCCCACTTGATCCGCAGCCACTCTTCCAGTGTCAACACTAGTTTCCGCTTCGCTCCTGTTGTTCTCATGCTCTTTCCTCCTTTTTCTCTTCTGCCTCTTTCCGGTAGCGTTCGGCGGCCCAGCGCGCGAACGCCGCAAGCTTTTCCTCGCCCTCCTCTGGGCGCTTGATCTCAAACGGCGCGGCGGAGATAAATCCGCCGTCCTCCGTCCGGCAAGCAATTGCCGCCAGCATCGTCACCCCTCCTTTTCCAGCGCTGCCAGTGCCAGCGCTGCGATCAGCAGCGCTACCGGCAAACACACCAGATGCTGCACCGTCTCCGTTCCTGCGCGAATCTGCTGTACCAACCACGCCACCCCGGCGCACACGCCGCAGCCGAATAGCGCTCCGGCAAGCAGCAGCGCAAGGTTGCGCAGTGCTCTTTTTATGTACCGCATATAATCCCTCCATGAGTTGCATTTACGCAACCACATCTGCAAAAAAAATCTGATCCACTGTATTTGCATCTAAGCCGAGCTCGTCTCTGATCTCTTGGATCTCTTTCCTCGTAAAGTCCGAAATCCCGTTCATTTTCCTGTATAGCGTAGATGCGTTCATTCCTATTTTCTCGCTCAATTCGTAGAGCGTCGAGCCTGCAAGCGCAACTTCCGCCTTGAATCTCTTTTGATCGAACATCTTCATCACCTCCAACCGTTGCGTTTACGCATCTGTATATTATCACGGTGTTTTCTCTTTGTCAATGCGTTTCCGCAATTTATTTTTTTACTCATTGCGTTTTTGCATTCTTTGTGTTATCATCTTCTCGAGGTGATACTATGAAACTTGGTGAATTGCTTGCCGCAAGGCGTGAATATCTCAATCTATCTCAGCAGGAAGTTGCCACTGCTATTGGTACAAATAAGTCCACTATTTCCCGATATGAGACCGGCGACATTAGCAATATGCGGCGCGACAGAATATATAAGCTTGCAAATGTGCTCAATCTGTCAACGAAAGTCATTATGAACTGGCAGGATGATTTTTTTATTGATAATTGGGAGCCAGATATATATGACTTGTTCGAGAGTGCCGACATCCCTGGTAAAATCGTTCTGGCAAAAGAACACGGAATAGATTTTTCATTTATAAATGACTTTTTTTCGTGGATATATCCAGACACAGCGCATAAAACTAATGGCACCGTACCATCATACGGTGCCATCAGCAAAACTAAACAGGAAATGATAAACTACATTCTTGATCTCCCGGATGAGACTGTTGATCGTCTACACAAGATAGCTCTTGCTGCGCTTGAGCGATAAACCATTTGAACTGTTCTTCTGTCATTTTTGCAATGAGTTCTATGAGTGCGTTCTTTTTTCCCTTCATGGTTTTCCTCCATTCTTCCACAAAATTCCCGTTCATTTTTTGGTAACAATTCTGCCTTGCATCGATTACAGATTGGGCGTAAACTATAAATATCACATTAACAAATATTGGTGGTGTAAAATGGCAAAACATAAATCGATTATACCCGGCTTTAGTTGGCGGCGTGCGCTCGGTATTTCTTCCGTAAAAAGTAAGATTGCACGCGCTACTGGTATTCCTACAACAAAGTCCGGGCGCAAGCGCAAACTGCAAAGCCACCTCTGGACTGCCGTTGCCGCTGGCACATGTGCCGCTGCCTCACAACAGCAAGCGTCACCCGCTCCGGCAAATCCATCCGATACACCGGCTCAAACGGCTCCGCCGCGCAAGCCCTTTTACAAACGCTTTGTTTTTTGGCTCGTTGCGTTCATCCTGCTCACCAATTTGTACCGTGGCGTGGACGCGATCATAACGAAGCATCGGCAGGCATCCGCAGTATACAAACCCGGTGACAAAATCATGACGCTCACCCCCTCCGAGTCCTCGGCTACGCCTCCCGCATCTCCCTCCGCAAACGCCCCGATTGAGGATACTTATTACACAGAGGCGGAGCAGGCCGAGGCCGCAGCGAAATATTATGAGAGCATCGGCGGCAATCCATACGGCGGCGACGGAACCGCCTATAGCGACTCGGTAGCATCATACGACGCTGGCGCAGACACTGAGGACTCCGCGACTTACATTCTCAACACGGACACGATGGTTTTCCACCGCTCCGGTTGTGCCAGCGCGGAGCAGATTGCCGCCGCAAACAGGTCTACCGCTTTTGGCACTCGCTCCGACATGCTGGCAAAAGGTTACTCCGCCTGTGGACGCTGCCACCCCTGATTTTAGATTTGCCCGCGCCGGGTGCCGAGATCCGGCACGGGCCTTGGTGTCTGCAAGCGATTGGGAGCCGCCTGTAGCTCAAGCATACGCTTTCACCAATGGTTATGTACAGCCCTTTCCATGGTTTTCTCCGCCCCAATCATGGTTTTTTGGAGTGATTTTCTTGGAAAAAATGTTGTGGCAGCTCTGCCGCGAAGCAAAGGAGGCTTCGCATCTCACAAATCAGGCCATTGCCGACCGCGCCGGTCTCGCCCTGAATACGGTTTCTCAGTACCTGCGCGGCGAGTCGAAAAGCGCCTCTGTCTATACCGTCGGCCCGATCTGCTATGCCCTCGGCATCGACATGAATGCGTACTTCGGCATCTCGCTGCCCGCTCCGGAATCCGTCTCCGAGCTGCTTCGCCTGGAAAACAAAAGCCTCCGCATCCAGCGCGATCAGCTTCGAAAATCCCTGAAAATGCACCGCATCACCACCCTTGTCCTGCTCGGCATCGTCGCGCTTTGCGCTTTTGCTCTGGTTGTGGATATCTTGAGCCCTACCCTCGGTTGGTTTCGTGCATAAAAAATAGCCGCCCCGGCGCACTGCCGGAGCGGTATCTTTGGAGGTTTTTATGGATCATGGCCTGAATCTCGCCAACGTTGTGATTTACGCCCGGTATTCATCCGTCGGCCAGAACGATCAATCCATCGACGGCCAGCTTGCCAAATGCCGCGAGTACGCGCAGCAGCGCGGTTTCCGCGTCGTAGGTGAGTATTGTGATCGTGCGCTGTCCGGCCGATATGCTGAAACGCGCCCGGAGTTCCAGCGGCTCGTTTCGGATAGCTCCAAACATGCGTTTGAGTATGTGCTTGTCTGGAAGCTTGACCGTTTTTCCCGAGACCGCTACGACAGCGCCATTTACAAAAAGAAGCTCCGCGCGAACGGCGTGCGCGTCCTGTCCGTCACCGAGGGAATCGACGAAAGCAGCGAAAGCGTCCTCCTCGAGGCCATCTTGGAGGCCATGGCGGAGGAATATTCCCGGCAGCTCGCGCAGAATGTCAAACGCGGGATGCGCCAGAACGCCGAAAAAGCGCTGAGCCTCGGCGGAATGCCCCCGCTCGGATATGATGTTGTATCCAAGCGCTACACGATCAACGAGTCCGAGGCTCAGATCGTGCGCTTTATCCATGAGCGCTACGCCGCTGGGGCCGCGCAGAAGCTCATTGTTGACGAGTGCCGGCAGCGCGGCTATTGCGCCAAGCGTGGGAATGAGCTGACGATCGGAGCAATCAATCGCATCCTGCGCAATCCCAAGTACGCTGGAACGTATGTTTGTGATGATCTTGTCCTGGAGGATTCGATCCCAGCCATTGTCTCCAAGCCGCTCAAGCAGCAGGTGCGCGACCGGCTTGCAGCCAGCGCAAAGGCCCCCGGCCACGCAAAGGCAAAGGTGGAATACCTCCTGCACGGCAAACTCTTTTGCGGTGAGTGCGGCGCGCCTATGATAGGGGAGTGCGGCCGCGGTAAGAACGGCACCACGCATTACTATTACACCTGCGCAGCCCGTAAAAAATCCCGCTCCTGCAAAAAGCGCAACGAGCGGAAATTTGAACTGGAAAAATATATTGTGGAGTATATTAGTATGTACGTCCTCACGGACGAGTGGATCAACGCCGCCGCCGAGCGTGTTGTTGCCGAATACGCCCGTAGCTATGCCGCCTCCGGCATTAAGCCGTTGGAGCGCCAGATCCGCGAGGCTGACAAAGAGCTGGATGCACTGGTCGACACGCTGATAAAAACGGCCTCTGCGACGGCCATTGCAAAGATCAATGATCGCATCGAGGCGGTGGAAGCCAAAAAGCGCACGCTGGAGGCCGACCTTGCGACTCTCCGCATCGCCAGCCGCGTAGAGATCCGCAAAGAGGATATCGTCGCATGGCTCGATCAGTTCCGCGTCGGCAGCTCCAGCGACCCGGAATACTGCAAAAAAATCATTGAGCTGTTTGTGAACGCTGTGTACGTCTATGATGATCGCATCAAAATGTTTTTCAACGTCCGCGACTCCGCACAGATCACATACCCCGAAATGCTGGCTTTAGATGGCTTGGAGTGTTCGGATTTTGATTTGTCCGGCGTACCAGATGATGCCTTATCCGAACAAATCCTGTTTATTAACGGTATAATCGGGATGCTTGTTCGCCGATAAGGCGCAGCCCCTCTCCAGATCGGAGAGGGGCTGCTTTTTATTTCACAATGCACCTGTAATACGCACAAAGCTTTTCCTCCGGGCCGGGGCCGTCCTTGTCCATCAAGAACGCCCGCGCCAGCTCCGCGTAGAACTCCGGCACGTTGATTCCGAACTTCCGCGCCACATCGTAGTAGTCCGAGTGCATCATGTTCATGGTCACACCCCACGCCCAGCGGGGGATGTCGTGCGGGATGTCGCTCGCATCCGCGACGGCGGACGTCTGCTCCATCGTCCAGTGCGGGCCGGTCGAGCCGTCGGCATTCTGCATGCGCTCGGCCCACTGCATGGCCGTCTCTCGGTCAAACTCTGCCGCTTCCGGCTGGTCTTCGCGGCAGTCCAGCTTTTCCAGCCTGCGGATCGTCTTTGCGTACAGGCCGACTTCCTCCGCGCTGCCCAGCGTCACAGGTTTCTCCATGGCCTCGTGCAGCTTTGTGTAAAGCTTTTCGATATATTCTTTCATCTCGTCACGCCTCCTGCATGTATCGGTAGAGTTTGTCCACGTCGTTCTGATCGAAGCGCAGATCGCCCAGCAGCGGCACCGATACGGTCAGCTTGTTTTCAAATCTCGGACGCGCCGCGTTGTAGAGCTTGTCGAGGTCGATGTTTCCGGCGCCGTCGAAGATCTGCATCATCTTTACCGCCGGATTCTCGCGCAGCGCAAGGATCTTCTCGCGGCTGCCCTCCATGATGAGTGCCAGCATGATCCCGGCCCCGATGCCCTTGCCGCCCGGCAGGTGTGGAATGACCTCATTGTCCGCGTAGCGCATCGCGCCGCGCATGGCCTGATCTATCGTCACTGTCATTGCAGATTCCCTCCTTTAAGGATGGGGCGGCTATTGCCGCCCCTTTTTCTTAGCTGTTGCAGCACCCGCCGCACTTCTGGATCGGGTTGTAGAGCGTCTGCGCCGTGGTCGCGGTGCCCGTGGTGACGTCGGCGACCTGCTTGGGATAAAAGGTCGCGTTGACGTAGGTGACGATGGAGTTGTCACCGCAGCAGCGGCGCTCGGCCTCCATCTTGATCGCATCAATCGCTTCCTTGCGGACGGACTCGACGTCCTGCTTTACCAGCGTGAAACTGTCCTCGGTGCGCTGGTTGTGGACGGCCTGCTTGCACAGCGCCTCACGGACGTCCTTGAGCTGCCTGTCGATATAACCGTACACCTCCAGCATCTTGCCGTCGTTGTACGTGTTGGCCTTGAGCAGCGCGATCTCGCTGTCCTTCGCGGCCAGCTTCTGCTCCCGGTCGAGATCGTAGCGCGTGACCGGCATGTTCTCGCTGCACGTCGGTTCCTGCTGCCGTGCGGCGAGCATGGCGGCGACCGTCATGGCAGGCGTAACTGCTGCAACGACGTCAGCGGCTGCCGGCTTGTTGTTCTGTCCGATGCCGCCCAGCAGATTGCCGAGTCCGCCGTTTGCCAGACTCATCGCGGCGCCGCCGATGCCAAAGCCCAGCGCAGTCCCCGCGAGTCCCTTGCTTGCGTATTCCATAGTAGTACCTCCGATAAAATAGTAAGCTGGCCAGCTCCTATGCTCATTATGAGGCATCCACGAAGAACAAAAAACCAACTCTTCGGCCACTTTTCGGCCACAAACTGTATAAAAAAACAGCCACTCCATACGGAGTGGCTGGGGGGGGGGGGGGGGTGTTTTTTTGTTGGGGG